TATCTCAAGATCGGCGTTGAGCACTGCTACAGGAAGGTCCCAAGGTTCCGTGCTTCCATGCCTGAAGGCGCAACGCAGCACGGCGAGCTGCGCCTTGTTCAGTCCCGGCCTTCTCCGTACAGGCCCTCGATTGCCTTGGCTAATGCCGCGACCAAATGCACGTCGCAGGCAAGCACCTCATCGATGGATCCGAATACCTGGTTGTTTCCGTCCACCAGGTGTCGGAACACGAACCACGCCTGCATGGCCTTCGGGTTCTTCTCGGCGACTTCGAGCGCCTCGATGAGGTCGAGGCACGACGGCCGCGTGGCGGTGAATGTCCCCGCGGACGTGACGATGGTCGCGTTCTTGCGCGTGAGGATGTCGCGAATGCCGCTCATGCGAAGGTGATGGAGCCAGTGAGCTGGAACTCGATGGACGCGCGGGTGACCGAACCTGCCTGCGCGTTGATGTCGAACTTGGTGACGTACGCGTTGGCGGTGAGGGTCTGCGAGGTTGCGACGGTGAGGACCAGTGATGCGCTCGTTCCGCCGGTGAACGCCGATTCGAGCGCGATATGACCGGTCGAGCCCTGGTCGTAGAAGATGTCGAGCGTCGCGGTTCCGCCGTAGATGCCGGAAATGAACGACTGAACAGCGCTGCCGATCTCCGTGGTCTCCATCGCTGGACGAGCCAAGGAGATGGAGGCGGTTCCGACCGCTGCAATCGTGGTTCCGCCGTAGCTGAGGCTCGCTACCTGAGATGACTGTGCCATGCGTTATTCCTTGTAGTAGACGGTGAAATCGCAGACGAGTTCGGCCGGCTCGGCTTCGTCGCCTTCGCCTGCGGTTCCGACCTCGACGCGCGAGCCGTTCCATTCGACGGCCTCGATGACGATGGTGTCGTGCGTGCCGGCGACGACGGCTGACTGCACGTCATCGCGGAACTCGCTCGCCGAGAGCGTCGTGCTCGCGATCACGCGGAGCTCGACAGAGGCGCTGCGCAGAGGAGAGGACCCGATGGTGAGCCGCTCGTCGCGCTCGACCTCGAAGGTGATTGCCGGCAGCGTGCCATCCTGCGGCCTGTAGCCGTGGGTGATCGAGTTGTTGGAGAACTCGCTGAGGGAAGCCGCTCCGGTCAGCATCGCTCGGATCGCGCTCTCGATGGTGGCCATCAGTTCACCTCCGTGCAGGAGATGACCGCGACGCGGTCTGCTTCCTCGAGGTTCTGGATGTAGTTGATCCGCAGGTTCCTTGAGCGCACCGTGATGCGGTCGGTCTCGGTGAGACCGATGCCCTGCACGGCCGACCAGCGCGCGCGCACCTCGCAGTTGCGCACGACGGCGACGCCGTCTGCGTAGGTCTGCTCGGTGGCGCTCTGCTCGCGCAGGTCGCAGCGGAAGGTTCCGCTAGCGGTCCACGTGTCGACGCGCTGGCCGAGCGAGTCGCGCGTCTGGCTTTTCGCCATGCGCGTGGCGGTGTACTTGAGCAGTCCACCCGAGATCATCGGATGTTGCTCCTCGTCGAGACGTTCGCGAGGATGTACTCGACCGACAGCGGTACCGCCGTCAGGCCGATGGGCTGGAACGCCTCGGGATTGTTGTACCAGGCGCCGACGAGCGCGATGACCACGTGCGTGATCTCGTTTGGCACCGCGCTGTAGCCGGCCGTGTAGGTCACCGTGATCGCGGTGCCGTCGTACAGGCCCGGAGCCTGCATGAAGCGCAGCACGGGAATCGGTCCCTGCGTGAGGTCGATCCAGTAGTCGGTCGACGGCATGGTCGTGGCGGCGTTGCTGGAGTTCCTGTACGAGATCGACGAGATCGCGCTGAACGGAAACGCCGGCACGAGCGTGTCGGTCCACGACGCGAGGTACAGCGTCTGCGTCTGCGGGGACAGCAGCAGCTGCGTGCGCCGCTCGACCAGCGAGATGGCCGCTTCGCGCAAGCGCACGAGGTCCGCGTCATCGTCGGCGTAGTCGATCTTGAGCGCGCTCTTGATCGTGGATAGTGGGACCGTCATAAAAGGCTCCTGCGCGGTTTCCCGCGCAGAGCCCTCGGGGAGAAGAATGGATCAGACGCGGATCGCGGCGAACGCGGCAGCGAGGGTGACGCGGCTGTCGGTGCGCGCGAAGACGTACATCGAGGTCGCGGCGCTCTGCGCAGCCGAGTACGGATCGACGACCGTGGTCATGCCGGTTCGGTCGAAGATCTCGAAGTAGTCGAAGTTGCCGACGATGGCGTACACCGTGTTTTCGGTGCCGCTGTTGGTTCCGTCATCGACCCACTCGCTGATGGAGTACGGAACGCCGTAGAGCGTGCCGGGGACGCCGCCGTTCATGGTGTTTCCGGTGGTTCCAGGAGTCCAGATGTAGTCGGTGGCTCCGCTGGTGGTGACGGTGTTCTTGAGCTTGCGCGCGGTCTTCAGGAAGGCATCGTGGAAGAGCCAGCGGAAGTTGCCCTGGCGGTACTGCGGGGAAACCGAATGCACCGTGTCGATGATGTTGTCGGCGGTCACGTTGGTGATGACCTGAGGCTGAGTGCCCAGGTTGACGCCAGTGGTGATGCCGCCGGTGCGCGCGATGCCCTGAGGACCTGCAGTACCTGCGCCGGTGGTGAAGTCGTTGTCCATCTTGCGGCCGATGCCGAGCGCAAGTCGGTTAGCGACGTAGTCCATGATCGATCCGACGCCGGTCTGGCCGATGCCGTCCTCGATGAGCTCCTGCGTGAGCTGCGTGCCTGCGCCGTACTTGTACGGAGTCACGGAGACCGTGCTGAAGCTCGGATCGCTCAGCGTCACGGAAGCGCCTTCGCCGACGAGGTAACCGGTGGGGATTGCGTTCTCGATGAGCAGCGTGCGCTTGCTGTCGACAGTGTTGACCTTCGCGATCTGCCGGATCACGCTGTTCTGGTACAGCTTCTCGCGGATGCGGCGCTCCATGTCGGTCGGCACATTGCCAAGGTTGGTGGTCCCGAGCTGACCAGATCCGGAGCTGATGGTCGCGGTGCCGATGGTGCGCATCGAGGCGACGTCGCCGAGCATCGCGGCGCGGAGCCACTCGCGGCTCTCGGCCTCGCTGCCGTTCTCGATCTTCGCGAGACGCGAGGTGAGCATCGGCTGCTTCTCGATCTTCGCGAGGCGCGCCTCAAGCGCGAGGTTCTGCGCGCGGAGCTCGGCAGCCGTCATGTCGGCGTCCATCTTCGCGAACTTCTCCCTCTCCTCGCCGCTGCCGCGCTCGTCGACGTGGTGCGTCGGCATGCCGCTGCGCTTGTGGAAGGCTTCGAGGGACTTGCGGTACTCGTGGTTGATGCTGTGCAGTTCGTCGAGGTCGATGTGGCGTTCAGACATTGCTCATCCTGTTCATGTGGAGTTCGAGCCGTGCGGCGACGGCTTCGGTGAAAGCCGCGGAGACGCTCCGCAGGCTCGAAGAGGTCTGGGGATAGGCGGCGTCCTGCACAATGGAGACCTCCATCAGCTGCGCGCGCTTGACGAGTCGTTCGGTGCGGTTCTTGTTCCAGCTGTCCTCGACGACCATGAAGCCGAATGACATCTCGCCGGTGAGGTCGCCGCGCTCGATGAGCGCGCGAACGTCGTTGCCGAGCGTGGTCTCGGGAAGAGACGCGGTGAACGCGAGGCCGTTGCGGTCGCTCTTCAGCGTGAGCGTTCCGCTCTTCGTGCGCGCGAGCGGCATCGAGGCGTCGTGGTTGTAGTAGAGCTTCACGTCGGCGCCGCTTTGCAGCGTCTCGTTGAACGCGCCCGGTGCGATGCGCTCAGTGAACTGCCTGCCGTGCTCGACGATGATGCGCGAGTCCTGGCCGTAGACCGCGGCGTAACCCGCGAGCGTGCGGCCGTCGATCTTCTGCTCGGTGGCAGTGAAGTCACGCCGTGAAATCATTGACGGCTCCCGCTGTTTGAGATGTGTCGTTGCCGACGTTGGTCTTGCCGCCGCCGGTTCCCATGTTCATGGCGACGATGGGCGCATCGAGTCCAGGCAGCGGATCGAGGTCGAGCTCGTCGCGCGCCTCGTTGCGCGTGAGGAATCCTGCCTCGACCGCTGTGCGCAGCGATGCCATGGTCTCGGCCATGCCTGGGCGCACGAGCTCGTCCACGTCGAAGTCGACCATGTCGAACGGAGTCGCGAGCTTCGCGAGGATCTCCGCGCGCCACGTCTGAAGCCACGGCATCAGGCACGCGTCCACGTACATGCGCGACAGCCATTCGAGCGTGCCATACGATGGACCGACGTTCTCGCTGAGGTACGACGATGGAACGCCGTAGATGCGCGACACGTCGCCGACGCTGTACTGGCGCGCTGCCTGCAGGCCGGCATCGTCGAGCGTCGAGCTGATGCGCTCGACGCGCATGCCCTCGGCGAGCACGAGGGGCTTTCCGGTGTTCGCCGTGCCTGCGTGCTTCGACTCGTAGTCGGCCATGATGCGCTGGCGCGCTTCGAGCGACAGAGGACCGGGATGGACGAGCGCGATCTTCGGGTTGCCGGCGTTCGAGTACGCCTTGAGCGCCATGTCTTCCTGCGCCGCAAGCAGCTGCAGAGAGGTCTTGCACAGCGAAATCGGCGACTCACCCCAGAGTCCATTCGTGTTCGGGGCCTTCAGGTGGAACACCTGGTCTCGCGTCAAATCGCCGTACTCGCGCGTCTTGTAGATCGGCTCGCCGCTCGTGAGGTCGAGGCTCACGGTGTCAGGCTGAAGCATGATCAGCTCGAGCAGCTCGCCGCCGACGGTCTTGTTGATCGCAGCGAAGGCGTTTCCGTAGAGCAGCACCTGCATCGTCATCGCGCGTCGGAACTCGTACGCGCTCATGAACTGCGAAGGTGACTTGAACAGGGAGTCGGCTCCGCTCGCGCTGATGGTCGTGTCGATGCGCGCGATGTCGCTGGAGATCAGCGTGACCGCGCGGTAGACAGGCGTGTACCGCAGCGCGTTGTTGGGACCGACGAACGGCAACGAACCGCCGACATCCGGCAGCATGGTCATGCTGTACGGAGCGACGAAGAAACGCGACAGCAGTTTCTTAAGCACGAAGTTAGTGTTACAACGTGCCGAGGTCCCGTCTGTTTCTTAAGTTATATTTACTCAGATTCGTAACATGAAGCGCGCTTGCCGCCCCAAGTGTGGATGGCGATGATCCCCGCCACCAGCGGGTCGATGATGCAGTTCGTGCGCGCCTTCACTGGGCGAACGTTGCCGTTGCGGTCTTGCTGCGCCATGGCCTCGGCGCATGCCCTTCGCATAATTGGATCGTCGCCGATCCTAAGTTTTCCGCCTGCCCATAGGTTCTGCCACAGCTGGCAACCGGGACCGAAGGTCGCGATGCCCATGCGGTAGGCCGTCATCGGGATGCCGTCGGCCTCGCACTGCTCTACGAGGTACTTGGATCCCCAGGCGTCGTAGCCGACCACGCGCAGGTCGAACTCGTCGCGAAGGCGGTTGAGCTGCGCGCGCACGCTCTCGTAGTCGATCTCGCGGCCAGGCGTGAGAGTGATCCTGCGCTCGGCGGCCCATGTGCGCACCGGCATTCGGTAGTCGAGCTCGCGCTTGTTGATGTCCTCGGCAGGCCACCAGTAGTGGCCGCGCAGGGCCACCGATCCGTCGTCGAGCGGTACGGCTACCACGAGCGCGGTCATGTCGAGCGACTTGCTGAGGTCGAGGCCGACGTACGCAGGACGGCCTGCGAGCTTGTCCCACTCTGGTGACGCGCCTCCCGGCCAGAGCTGCATGTCGAGCCATCCACCCGTGTTCTCGTCCATGCGCGCGCAGTGGTAGCGGATGAACTCCGAGCGCCCCATCGGCGAGCGCCTCATGGTGTTCCATGAGCGCCGCACCGCCGTGCGGTCGGGTTGGCCGTACGTCATGCCGGGATTCGCCTTCGGCCACGCCGCCTCGTCGTCTGGAGTGTCGGATGGGTCGATGCCGTAGAGCGCGGCGAAGACCGAGTCATCCTCGGTCTCGCCCTGCAGTACCGCCTCGGCGTTCGCCACCAGCTCGCCGTAGATGTTCTCTGGGTTGCTGCCTGGCGTGCTGATGATCACGCCAAGCGATTCCTTGCGCTTGCTGCCTGTCGTGAGCAGCTTCGTAAGAAAGCGCCCCTTGAACTCAGCGGCCTCGTCTGCGATCCACATCGAGGGGTTAAGGCCGTCGAGCGAGCGCTCAAGCGCAGGCAGTCCCGTCATCTGGGAGTCGGCCTTCTTGTCCTCGATGCGGTCCCACAGCACATCGATGCCGTCGCGGTCCTGCCGGCGGATCATCGTGCGCGCGGTGTCGAGGCAGATCGCCGCCTGCTCCTCGTTGTTCGCGATC